CAATCCGTCGTCAATCGTAACTTCGAGGGTGCGCGTAATGAGAGAGCGCCCCAGATAGTCCTCGACGTGCTGCCGAGCAGCGAGCATGTACCCAACGATCAGCGCGTCATCATCCGACGAGGTGACACGAAGATGCGCCCGCGCCTCTTCCAGCGTGATCGGCTCGAAGGTCGGCTGCGTGATGATCGTAAGGCTAGCCATTACTTGCCCTTATGAAGTTTTGCCGCCTTGCCCAGCGCCTTCTCGGCGTGGTCAACGGCAGCGGGAGAGGTGTCGAGGACATCGGCCAGAGTCTTTGCCAGCGCCGCCTCGATCTGAACAACGTCGTCGCATTCGTAGCGGACGCCTTCGATATAGGTGCCGGTCAAAACTCGGCCTTTCTTCAGTGCCATGTGATCCTCTGGGAGGGGCCGGTGTTACCCGGCCCCCTTCCCTTGCGCTTAGGTCGCGCTGTTGGCGTAAGCCTTAACCGCCGTCGTATCGACGAGGTTGCCGCCCGAACGCATCCACGCGAGGAAGGCCACCTGGCCCAGCTTCGCGTAGGCGCTGTCCTCGAAGCGGAACATCGTCACGTCCATGGCATCGCGGACCTTGTAGTAGCTGAAGTCACCAAAGAGGACCGACTTCGCGCTAGCCGCCATCGCCGCAATGTCATCATTGATGACGACGCGGTATCCCAAGATCGTGTCCGGCATCGGCTTTCCGAGGCCATCCCAACCCGGAATAAAGATCGGGCGCTGCTGGCTGTCCTTCAGCTTCCGAATCTTGGCGAGGTTCGCGTCCGAGGTCATAAACGCGCAGTTCGAGCCCTGACGGTACGAGTAGTTAACCGATGCGATCAGGTCGATGAGGTCATCGAAGATGATCGAGGTGGTCTGCCCCGTCGTGCCGGTCTTGCCCGTGGTCGCTGCCGTAGCAACGCCGTTCGGCTTACCGGTTCCGTCACCCGTCGTGAAGTGCGTATTCGTGATACGACCCAGACGGTCAGCCAGACGACGACGCACGAACGCCTCGACATCAATGCTGGAGTCCTGAAGCAGTTCAAACGGAACTGCGACGATCTTCGAGGAATACTTATAGGTATTCAGCGAAACCGTCGTAAACGTCGGATCAGCCGCAGTGGCCGTCGTGTTTTCACCGATCAGCTCACCCGTTTCCGAGGTGCCATCCGAACCCGGATAACCCAGCGGGTTGCCCTTCTCCGTGCGGATCACGTCAGCAACAGAACGGACGCCACCGTAATACTTCAGCGCGTCGATCAGTTCCGCAGCCACATCGGTCTGCACAGAGTAGCCGCCCTGCGAGCCAGTGCCGGTAGACATGGTGGCACGGATTTCCTGCCACTGCTGCGCCGACAGAGCGCGATCACCGCCGCGCAGCCACTGAGCGAACAGAGCGCGGTTCGGGGAACCAGCCTTCGCAATCGCAGCCTCTTCGGTACGCTCCTCGAACTTCGCGTCCGCTTCGGCCTTCGCCTGACGTTCGAGATTGGCGATCTGGCTGTCCAGAGCACCAATCGAGTCCATGAAGCCGTCGTACTTGGCCTGATGCTCCTTCGTCCAGAGCGTACCAGGGTTGTTGTCGAGGAGGGCGCGGGCCTCCTTCGTCAGGGAGGCCCGATGCTCCCGCAGATCAAAAATCTTCGACATACTCAATCTCCTGTTGAAAATAAAAAGGCCCCAGATGGGGCCTTGTCTTGCAGCCTTGCGGGAGCGCCGCTAGGCAGAAGTTCGTTCCATGAGCGCCAGCCTGCGAGATGCTTCGGCCCAAGCCGTGTCTTCGATCACCTCTTCCACCTGCTGCGATTCAGCCTTCGGGGCCTTTTCGTAGCAGGACAGATCCCATTCAGCCTTCGGGGAATCGGTGTTAATCACTGAGTCCACAAAGCCTGCTGCCAGCGCCTCCTCTGCCGTAAACCACGTTTCGGCATCCATCCATGCGCGGACCTGTTCCTCCGTCGCGCCGGTCTTTGCGACGTAATCCGCGACCAGCGTTCCGTCAATCTTTTCAAGGAGAGCGGCAGTCGCCAGCAGGTCGTCCGCATTTCCAGCCGTCACGGTCCATGAGTTGTGAACCATGAACAGAGAGCCGGACGAAATCTCCACGCTGTCAGCGGCCATCGCAATGAACGTGGCAGCAGAGGCAGCGAGTCCCTCGATAGAGGCGACAACCTTGGCCGGATGGATCTTCAGAGCCGCGTGAATAGCGCGACCGTCAAAGAAGGAGCCACCCGGCGAATTGATCCGCAGGCGAATAACCGGAGCCGTGATTGCGGACAGTTCCTTGGCGAACTTCTCCGCACTGACTCCGGCTCCTGTCCATTCGTCGTATCCGATGAAATCGTAGATCCAGACCGTCGCCTCTTCGGCGGACGCCTCGATCTGAAACGGCTTTGTCGCCGCCTTGTTACGGGCCGTTGCCCGAAGCTGGTGCATTCGCACTGTCGCCTCCTGTTGGCCCCACAGGGGCATAAATGGAATCCCCGCCGCCGATTGGCGACAAGTTCTTGAGGGCGCGGATTTCGTTTACCGTCATCCACCCCGGACCCTGAGATCCGCCGAGCGCCTGCCTGAAGTAGTCGGCCTGCGCCTTCAGATCGCCCTGCATCAGCCCCTCTACAGCGAACTCCGCGTAGAAACCGGCTCGACGGAAAAGTTTTTTGTTCAGTTCCGTCTGAATGCGATGCAAGTGAGGATTAAGCGTGTAGATCACAAAGCCAATGCCGGCCTGCTCGACGCCAGACCCCCATGAGGTCTGCTTGTCCATTGCGCCGATCATCCACGGCGGGACGCCGAATGCGCGGGCAATGTCCTCGACATGGAATCGTCGCGTTTCGAGAAGCTGGGCATCCGCAGCCGTCAGACTGATCGTTGACGCCTTCGTACCACCCTGAAGCACCAGCGGGACACGGCGCGAATCACTACCGGAGCCGTAAATATCGACCCACGAATTGCGAAGCGCCTCTTGCTGCTCCGGCTTGAGCGCACCAGGCACCTCAAGGGCAACCCGATTCGCAGCGCCAGACTCGAACAACCGCGCTGCATGGTCTTCCGTTCTGATCGACGTTCCGATGGTCTGCATCGCTGCATACCGAATCACGGACGGGGACCGCTCGCCGTCAAATCCCGGCATCGGGAAATGCAGCATGTATTCCTGCCGGATCGTCTCCTTCCTGCCATCCTGATTGACGTAATACGTCAACTCTCCCGTCGTCTCATCCTCTTCTACGACAACTTCGGTCGGGCAGATAGGATCCAGCCCAACGGGCTTGTTGAAGCGGTCCACGCGGATGCGAGCAAACCCGTCGCCACGCATGAGCATGGACAGGATCATGTATTCCCAGAACGCGGGAGCCGTCCACGCCGGGGACGGGGTTTCATTCAGCAGCCACCACAGGTCCGTCTGTCCCGCAGACTGGCGCGACCCGTCCGGCAGCTTGCGGTAGATCCGCAGCGGCAAGGTTGCAACAGCGCCGCTGATGAGCGTGGCCGAACGATAGACTGCCGAAAGGCGCATGGCGCTTTCCGGAGTCACAGCAACCCCCGCCGAGGAGCGGAAGATTGACCCATCGAGCGCCGACCAACTGCCCGTAACGGCATTAGATGGACTGCGCCAAATCAGGGATTTAATTCTGTCTTTTAGGGTCACTGAATCACCAGGAAGGGCTGCATTTCCAATTCGCTGCCGGTCTGAGCGGCAGAGCCAATCGCCATCGCCATCGCCACTAGCCCGTCGATACGGCCCGTGCTTTTAACCTTGTCCAGCTTCCGATTCCCTGCCGAATCGCGGATCGCAATGGCATTCGCCGCACACATCGACAGAACAGGGTTTCCGCCATGCCTCACGGAGCCTGCGACTAGCGACGATTCCATGACATCAATCGCAGGGGTCATATCCTTGAACCCCTGCCCGAACGGCTCCAGCGGGAGTTCTGCGCCGATACGGGACAGTTCCGCCTTCAGCACATCCATGCGCCATCGGTCGAACTTCACCGCGACGACGTTGTGCGTGGCGCAATACTCGGCAAGCCACGCTGCGACGAATCCGTAATCGACCGACGCACCTGGCGTCAGTTCTATGAACCCCTGATCCGCCCAAACGTCGTAGGGAACCCGATCACGATGCGCCCGGTCGTGTAGCCCGATTTCAGGCATCCAGAACCGGCAATCGACGTGCCAGATCCCATCCGCGTCCCGAGCCACGGCAACTGCCGCCGTCAGGTCGTTCCTCGCAGACAAGTCCAGCCCGATCCACGTCTGGCACTCGTCCAGTGCTTCAGGGCTAGGCTCGTCACCATTGCGTTCCCAGACAGTGCGGCTGATGAGCGGGTTGTGCATGTTCACGCGCTGGTTTAGCACCAGATTGCGATATGCGGCCTCACGGGCCGGCATACGCCGCGCACCCTCTGCTTGGTCCCTAACCTCTACCGGGTTCAGGAAGTCGCCTAGGGCGGGGTTTGCGGCCTTCATGGCTTCATCCCCGAACGGGTCCACATCAGGAGACGCCGTATAGAGAAACAGCTTCACCCGAGGGTCCGCCCCGGTCTTCGCGTCATCTATCAGCACGGACAGCAGGGCCGCATCATTCGGGGCCTGCGTCGAAATCACAATGGACAAAGGCTCGTCCTGTGCGCCTGCTGCCGTCTCTAGGGCTTCGTACAGTTCAGAACGAGGCCCAACAACCTGCCCGAGTTCGTCATGCACCACGAACACGGGGCTGAAGCCATACGCCGTCGAGGCTTCGGCAGACAGCGCCCTGTAAAGCGTCCCGAGTTCCGAGCAGAACAACTGCTTCGCGGTGTCTCGGATTCCGACGTACTCACGCAGCGACGGAGACATCCGAACGATCTTCGCCGCGAGGGCAAACAAGATCGCAGCCTGTTCCAGGCTTTGCGCCGCGCTGAACAACTGGCTGTTTGGCCTCGCCTCAGGGCCGCACAGGTGGAGAAGGGTCAGGACCGCCGATAGGGCAGTCTTTCCGTTCTTGCGCCCGAAGGAGATCACGACACGCCTGGTGGGCGAGTTGTAGATCCCCCGGATCACCTCTTTCTGCCATGGCCGCAATTTGAAGGGCTGGCCGACGTGCCGCCCTTCAGGAATCAGACAATGTTCTTCGATCCACGCAATAGCACGGTCGCCGCGTGTCTTCTTTACCCTTGCCACGGCTTCTTGCCGGATCGCATGGGTTTGGATTTCTTGTCGCTGTATGTCGATTGCTGCGTGATCCGCATCCGCGTCCCGATAGATGACATGGCGCGGCCCTCACGCTCCCGCATCTTTAGAAGCTGGTCGTATTGGTCGATGTCGTAGGAATCGCTCGATTCCATCCGCTCGATCAGACCGTCTATCCGACGCGATGAAACGACATGCCGGCAATACTGCTCAAGCAGCCCATGGGTTTCGCGGGGGAACCAGTCAGCAGGCATCCGCTCGACAATGGATACCCACTCCTCTGCCTGCTCCTGCGGCATCTGCTGCGGAGGCTGGGGCCTCTGCACTGCGGAAACCAGCGACCCGCCCTCTAGGACGGTCAGGGCGGCGGTCGATTTTCGGCCTCGTTGATCCATATTTGAAACTATTTCTGTCGCCGGTTATGAAATCAAAAG